TATAAGCCTCAATTGGATTATAGTCTTCTATAGCCGTGTCGATAAATGGGCGGGCGGGAACATCTGTCACCGTCCCATCGTTACGCTCTATTTGATACCCTTCATGGACAAGAGCGGCATGATCAGCAGTGTAACCGATTACTTTATAAGTATCCGATACATCTTCAATAAATTGGCTATTTTTTAGCTCACCTGTATCTACAATGTCCCGAGGTGAGCCGACTACACTGCCATTTTTTCGTACGGTTTCCCGTGGCCAGTTCCATTTAGTATCTTCTATCTGAAAGTTAATCTCTTGGGCAAATTCGGACACCATTTCCCCAAAAGCTTCAGTAGCTAAGTCTTTTCCTAGATTCCAGTTAATCATTAAAAAATAGCTGCAAGTTATCCTTGCAGCTATTATATAGCGGTATGCAGTCGAATGAGGTATAGTGCAACAGGCTATGAGTCAGTCTAGGCAAGACTTTGTATGTATCTCACTTAAGCGAATACCGCTATAGCATAATTACTCCCGTTGATTCACTACTTTAGTTTAATAACTTGACCAGTCTCAACACATATAGCTTCAAAATGCAATAACTTGTCTCGTCGATTGTAATACTCAAAAATTTTGGTAACATCATCTTCTGTATTTATATTGCAAGAATACTCTTGAAGTATTCCTTCTTTGTTGTATATAATAGCCGCAGCGGTAAAAGTCTGGTGTTTAGGATTGCCATTTTTATCTTTTTCTGCAAAGTTTAAGTGAAACATAATTACCTTTGTTGATTTGTGGTTAACAACTGATAATTGATAACTGATAACTGACTAATTGTCGCAGACTACCCGAAAACCGAAAGAGTGGCTGCGGATGTCGCGGCGGTCGTAGTAGTAGCGAATCGCGGAACGGCAGTCATCAGGATTGCATCCCCAGGAACCGCCCCGCAAATTATCATTCCCATTTTCTATCCAGGCACTGCCATCCGTCGGCGCACCATCATAATTATCGTGCCAAGTATTGGCACACCATTCCCAGACATTACCACTCATGTCATAAAGCCCCCAAGCATTGGGCTTTTTCTGTCCCACAGGATGAGTTTCATCCTGAGAATTTCCATAATACCAAGCGTAATCTTTTAAGTAATCATCAAAATAATCTCCGAAATAATAGTCAGTAGTTGTCCCCGCACGACAAGCATATTCCCATTCCGCTTCTGTAGGAAGACGATAATTTTTCCCGGTTAGCTGACTCAATTTCTGACAAAAGGCTATAGCGTCGTCATAACTGACTTGTTCCACTGGATTTTGAAGATTATTTTTAAAGTAAGAAGGATTGATTCCCATCACCGCTTCATATTGTGCTTGAGTCACTGGATATTTGCCGATCGCAAAACTGTTTACTTTAACTTGGTGTTGAGGCGAGTCTACTATCGAAGCATCGCCTATGGTGAGCTTACCAGCTGGTAAGCTCACCATCTCTAGTGTTACTCTCTTGGGCAGGTTTTCAGTAAATTGGTTCATTGTGAACTCCTTTGGTTTTTTGGTATATACCTATAATGACAGGTATATGTTTGTATGTCAAGGGTTTTTTTGTTTTTTTTTCAATCGATAACGACGACATCTTTCGGCGTTAGTCATTGAATCAGTGTGGGGGGGTTTTCCTGCTGGATTACCAGTAAAGTGGTAATTGCAGTCTTTACAGCGATAACGCTGTTTTCCTGACACAGAGAACCCTTTTTTAGAGATTCTCTGTGATTGACACTTGGGACAATTAAAGAACTCCATAATCTCCTAGTGTAAACATAGCCTCTATGTCTCCTTTTTTTGCTTTTGCTTTTGCTTCTGCTATTGCTTGACGATCTTTCTCATTCTGTTTTCTTGTTTTGTCGTCCATTTTACGATAAGCTTTTTCAGCTTCTTTGAAACCTTTAAAAACCGAAACGCTACCCCATACTTCGGTCTGATAGCAATCTTGGAATAAACCAGATTGTAAATCTTTTTTAATTTTAAAGATAATTCTCTCGAAAATGGTGTCAGTAACAGCACCTTCAAAACCGACTACATAAAAGGATTTTCCGTTAACAGATAAATGTGCTATACAAGCGGCGCGTCCAGTATTGACACAGCCTAACGATTCCGAACCAACCACATAACTTAGGTGGCGAGATAACTTGTGCTGTAAAGACTGTTCTTTACTGGTCGTCGCTTGTTTTTTGACAGTCTTAACTTGATTGACATTGACTGTGACTTTATATGTCCGTAGTTTTTCCATATATTTTTCTGACCAAGCCTTAGCCGCTTCATAGCTACGGCGGTAAGATACTTTATCATCAGGAAAATAGCAAAACCATTTATCTTTATCGATACCAATACCTTTTTTAATTTCAACTTTTTCTGCTACTGCAACGTAGTGACCGGGTGCTTGTCTGTTAAATTTCATCGTGAACTCCTTTGTGTTTGTTTGTATATACCTACAATAACAGGTATATGTTTGTATGTCAAGTAGTTTGTCAAACTTTTTTATTATCTTTTTGTAGTTCGTAGATTTACCTATGGTTACACTGATCGCAGAACTGCCAAAAATCTCGGAAAATTAAGCCAATAAAGTAATCACACACTTTTTGACGATGACAACTGATAACCGATAACTGATAACTAGAAGCTAACTAATCTCTAAGTCGTTAGCGTCAGCAAAGTCATAGATGTCCATGTACCAGTCTGACCATTCATCAGGGTCAGACAAATTGACTTTATCGACTGCCCACCGTCTCGAAAAATATAGTCCTGCTTTCCACTTGTCAGGATATGGATGCTTTGCTTTTTCGGTATCGTTGGGAGTAAGAATAAACTGGAGAATGTCTTTTCCCCATTTACCTTTTTTGATATTGTAAAAGCAAGACAATGCGTTAATTAAGTCGTCGCACTCTTGTTGGTAGTCAGCAAAGTTTTCTGGCAGTTTAAACTTAGGCTTTTTAGCCATCGGTTTTTTATCTAGCTTAGGTTCTGGTTTGGTTTCTGGTTGATTGGTTTTTATTTGCTTATTTTCCTGTTCCAGTTGATAAATACGCGTATGTAATTGAGTAACAGATTCGTTTAGAACTGTTATTTGATCTGTTTCTTTTTGCAGTAGAGAAACTGTGCATTCAAGATCGTGTATTCGCTGCTTTAAGGCTTCCTTTTCAATCCATGCTTTATTGAACTCTTGGTATTCTAAGTCAGGTTCACCTAACAACCAATCAACGAGCGCAACCTGTCTTTTTTCAGAAAAAGATAACTCGCTATCAGTCTTTAGTTGGTTGTCAATTTCTTGATCCTCTTGTGGGATGTATTCGCAATTTCGGAGGTAGTCTTCATCAAACGATTTATTGTTAGCCATGATTTATTACTTCGTGTGTTTTGGTTACTTCCTATTGTGGATCATTCTCCCAATAAAGTCAAGTATGTGGGAGAATTATTTTTGAGCGTTTGTACTACTTGTTAATCCCAAATAGTTGATGATGATAACTGATAACTGATAACTGATAACTGATAATTGGTGATTAATACTCACTAGGGAGAATTAAAACACCTTGTCCAGTTCCCATATCACACAAATAAAGAGTGATTCCTGGAATGGGAAAATCGGTCAAAGGTATCTTTTGAGTGATTACGGGTTCATCTGTATCTCGCTCACAGATAAGAATCGCTGACTGATCAGGATTAACTTTTAACTTCCATATTTGAAGTTGTTTTAAATCAAAATTGTCTTTGATTTTTGTTTCACTTTGCCACGAAGCAATCGCATCAAGTAACCAATAGGCTCCGTTTTCTGCTAAATATTTGACTCCGTCAGTATATAAAAAAGGGTAGTTTTTATTACTATAGTAATTTTCTGTGCTACTAAATTGATCAAGATTTTCTAAGTTCATTTTGTTACTCCTAAGTGTACTACTGATAACTGATAACTGATAACTATTAATTGACAATTAATTAAGAAGCTCTAAAGCTTTTTCTGTAGCAATGTCTGACCCAAATTCTTTTATCGAGGCTTCGAGTGTTTCTCGGAAAGAATCCAAATCTCTTTCCCAGATTTCTCCTGTTTCCTGAACTTCTAAAACCTGATCCAATCCGCAAGCGTCAATAGCGTCCCGATTTAAGAAAAAAGCGTCGTTAGTGTGTTCGTAGGAAACAGTGCAAACACCGTTCGGGTATTCGTAAGCTAAAAAGGTGTAGGTTTTTTTTGTTTCTTCTGAATTGATCTCACAGGCAAACTCTTCTGCAATTACTTTTAAAGTTTTTACGATCATTTTTGACTCCTTTGTTTTTGTTTACTTTTCTATTATGGATCGTTCCCCCAATAAAGTCAAGTGATTGGGAGAATTATTTCTGAGCATTTGTACTACGTCTTTGTTTGTAGCGTTGGTGTTGATCCTGTTTCCGCTTAGGATCAAGTTCTCGATGTTCTAAACAATACCCAGATTTGTTTCGGGTATTAAGTGCCGTAAATTTACCTAAAACTAAGCAGGCAGCACAATATTTAGTTTCAGGGATAATTATCTCTACAGAGAAATTAATCCCTTTTATTTCAGGCTGTTTATCACAGATTAAAGCTACTCTTGTTAGGGTTATGCCCGACAAAAAGTAATCTTGTAACTCAACAAGAGTATACTTTTGGAGAGAAGATTTTAAAATTTCAAAATCTTCTGATTTAAGGGACAAAATTAGAATCATGGTGGCTTTTGTTAGTGTTAATATGAAACGGGGATAATTCCCCGTTTTGACTTAGTTGCTTATTACCAAATGCTATAAAAGTGATAACCGCCTTTTATAGCCTCTACGCCGCTGAAATGGGCGTTATTGTGTTTGTAAGCGGCGTATATCTCTTTTTCCGTCGGCAACTCTAGGGACAAATCAACTAAAGCCGTCACGCTATAGAGTGTGTCATGACATCCGCGAGCTAAACCCCCCGCAGGAACCTTAACTAGCTCTGAGACATAGATAGTGGTGTAATTTAGAACGTCAGCCATATTATGACCGTGTTTTGTCTGAATAGCTTTTGCTATAAAACTAGCAATTGCGTGACTTCCCCAGTACCATCCGTGGGGACCGATGTAACCATCTTCGTAAATACGAAGTTTGTTGGCTTTAAACTTTTTAAATCCAGTTTGTTCTGTATTCATGATTTATTTTCCTAAGTGAGGTACTTAAATTAAGCAGTTTACTGACTTGCTTAGGTCACTAAATTTTAAAACCATCTAAGGAAAGATAAATTTTACTGGCATAGATGCAACCTTATCCTTAAATGCTTCTAGGGTAATAATTGCATCGTATTCTTTACGGGAAAGCTTATCCTGTAAATACTCATGGTATTGAGATTTTAAGTCAACTATTTTTGACTGCCCCCAATCACATTTCGAGAAAAATTCTAATTCTGCATAAAAGTCTTTACTAGGATGAGACTTAAACTCTTCACAGAATGCAAGAAAATGATTATAAAGTAAATTCTCGGAAACGAAAGGATTATCATCGGTTTGGGAAACATATAACCGCATAGTGTAATCTCGATTTTCCTTGCCATTACCAAAATAAATTGTAAAATCTACTTTGTCATATAGCCCGTTACTTGGCAAGTTTTTAGGGTCATTTTTGTACCAAGATTGTATATGTTTGATGAATTGATCATCGGAATTAAAAACAGAACTATTAAAAACAATTGATTCTATTTTGTATTCGCTTGGTTCATCGACTTGTTCTATTTCTGCTATTTTTTCTTCATAGTATCCGTCAGGAAGTACACTAAAAAACTCGTTGTTAGCCACTTTATAGAGGTCAGCGTAAATATAGGGATCGTATTTTTCGTTCTCGATATTTAGCATTACTTTAATTTCATCAAACATTGCGTCTAAGTCGTTATTACTTACGCTAACAATAGTATCTCCTGTATATCCACCATCAAGAGAATCTGAAACGTAGCTATGATATTTATTAGTAACCAATTTAATTTCTGACATTGTATAAGAAGAACCTATTAACCCTTTGACATCTACAGAAATCTTATCAATAACACCTTTATTAGTTTTTACAGAAAACTTTAACTCTGGGAATGCTTGGGTTAGTTCTTTCTTTAGTTGCTGTGCTTTGGTAGCCATTGTTTTAATCCTTGTGTGTTTTGTTTACTCTTTTATCTTAGATCGTTCTCCCATAAATGTCAATAGATTGGGAGAATCTTTTCTGAGCGGATGTACTAATAAAAAACACTTAGCTTAGTTAAGCGTTTCTTATTGCTGACTAAGAGATAAGTGTACTCATGAAGCTTTAGCCTTAATCTTGTCATCAAAAGCATCTATGATGTTTTGCCCTATTTTTGCTTTTTCAATTGCGCTAGACTTATTCCATTCTAAGTAAGAACCTGGAATGTCAATGTTAGCGGCGACCAACTTTTTGACAGCTAATTTAGCTGCTTCTTTTTCGCTTAGATTTTCGTACTTAACTGGGTTTCTAGTTTTAAATCCTACACTAGACATTATTTCTAATCCTGTTGGGATGTGATGAATGCTGTAAGCGTCATTTTCTCCCGCAGAAATCAGATAATCGCCCAACGCTTCTCCTTTTACTTTTCTAGTTTTACCTTCTTTGTTTAGAATAGATATAGTCTGTTTGGTAAATTTTGTGTTATCGATTACTTCTTGAAACTTATTTACGCATGGCATCTCACAAAAGAGATTTAATTCTAATTGTTTGGCTCTGAGTTCAATTACTTGAGTTTCGGCTATATTAATTTGAGGCTTAGATTCATTAATTGCCTTTTCTGGTTTCCGATGAAATTCGTCTTTAAATGCTTGTTTTTCCTCGATCCATAAACAGTATTTTTCTGTTAATCCTCTTTTATTCATTTCTTGTTGGTATTGATCAACCCAATAAACTACCTGTAAAAGGAGATGGCGATCTCCCCATTGAATATCTTTTTGCGTTCTAAAGTCTCTTTGCATTGATTGGGCAGCTAAAGAATACTTCCATCCGTCAATAATTTCTTTGTCTGTCAGTTTAGAAGATGGTACTTTGCAGTGTTTTTTAAGGGTAGAAACACTAACAGGGATTTTAATAGTTATATCTTTTACCTTTATTTCTTTTTTGGGCTTTAACTGCTCAATAGCTGATTCTACTTTTAGAATTTCTATAACAATCTTAGCCTTGGCACGATTGCCTTTTGTAATTTTAAGTTGAGATTCCAATCGAGCTAATTTAATTTGTAAAGTGTTCATGTCGTCGTTGTGTGTTTTGTTTACTTTTCTATCTTAGATCGTTCTCCCAATAAAGTCAAGTATGTGGGAGAATTATTTCTGAGCAGATGTACTAAGTATATTTACCTGTTACCATTGTAGATAGATTGTAAATAGGGTGATCGACAACCGAAACCGTTACCCTGTAAAGGTTCTAGACTTTGTAGATAATGTCGATGTCTTATAAAGGAAAAAGATAAAAGAATAAACCAGACTGGACAATAAAAAATTGTAGAGTAAAAAAGCAACCAAGGTCAACAGCAAGGCTGTTGGATTGTGATTCGATTGTAGATAAGGTTATCTACAATCGAAAGCCTTGCAGGGTATAGGTTTCAAAGTTTGTTTATCTTGTTGGCACTTTATGCAGGGGAGAGAAAAAATAGGGAGAGATAAACGAACTGGACAATAAGAGAAGGATAAAAAATCTTGACACAGGGAAATAGAGTGACAATATAAACAAAGTCTAGAACCTATATATATCAATGCTTTTTATTGTTGATCACCTTATCTACAATCTATTTACAAACCAACAAACTATAAACCCCTTATGAGTCCATAGGGGGTTTATATGGGTTTAGGTATTTTTACCGTTTTTTATCGTTTCTCATGAGCATTCGACCGCCTCGCCATCCCCGTGCTTTTTCTCGTTCGGTTTCGAGTAGGTTAAATTTAGCTATATCGCGCTCTTTTTCAGCGTGTAATTCTTCGATCACTAGCCGCTTATAGTCAAGCATC